AAAGCCCGGTATTTCAAAATTACGCCCTAAAAAAACTTAACTCCCCGATTTTTGGACGGAAGATTTTAGCCAATGCAATGAATGTTATTGCTTGTTGTTGCGATGATGATACAGACCCTCTCATTGGGTACTGGATCTCAGGGAAAGGCGGCATCAAATACAGAAAAGGCGCTTTAAGCATTGAGCAAATTATCTTGATCGCTAAGTCATTAATGGAGCATGGCATTATTGGGCGAGCAAAATTAGACTTGCCACCACCAAGCGAAAGTAAAAACAATTACTCGGACGAGTTTAACATCATTGAATATATTAGCCTTGCAAGAACGCATTTTTGTATGACGCGCGAAGAAGCGGAAAATCTGACGATGACCGAACTGCAAGAGCTATTAAAAAGCCAAATGCCGAAGAAAAAAGAAAGTCTTTTTACCGAAGAAGAATACAACGCCATCATGGACGAATACGAACGGGAAAAAGCAAAAGCCATAGGAGATTAAAAATGCAAGTAGGAGAAATCCATTTTGAAGTAGATATGGATACATCAAAACTGATGGAAGCTACGGGCAAAGTAGATCAGGCTATGGAATCAGTAGAGAAATCTACTAAGAAAGCGGAAAAAGGGTTTAAAAACGTAGAGAATCAGGTTAACAAGACAACACAAGCAATCCGCAATAGCACTGGTGATATGGGTAAGTTCGGATCAGTGCTAAAACGCCTTGGAATTGCTGTTGCTGATGGGAATCTCGATGTTAAAGAGCTTGCTACTGCTATTGGCGGGTTAGGTTTTGCTTTTGGCGGGTTGGCAGGTGTTGCAGTTGCGGCGGGAAGTGCAATTGTTGCTAACTTTATCTCTCGCTTATCATCATCAAAGAGCGAGGTGGATAATCTTAAATCCGCCTTAAATGATCTTGATAAAGTAATTAAGTTTTCTGAAAGCGGCGTTGCCGGTTTGTCTAATGAGTACGCATTTTTAGCTAAGAGTAACTCGACCCTTGCGCAAAATCTAAAACAAGCGGCAATCAACGAATTTACATTTAAAGTCCGAAATGCAAAAGATGCAATTACGGAGATTGCGAAAGAACAAAGTTCATGGTTTACCGGAGCAGCGGGAGGTCAGGTCTCTGTTGAGAATATGGGTAAAAGCCTTGCGAATCTCAAAATTACGACTGATGACTATAATACCGCGCTAAAACAAACAGGATACGCCTCGGATGAAATGGGGCGAATGATTAGCAGTAATATTACAGCTACCGTTACGCACTTATCGAAAGAATTTGCTATTAGCGCCGATGAAGCGTTTAAATTTGGTAAAAAACTTGCTGAAGCCGGAGAAAATCCAACGCCTGAGAGAGTTAATGAGTTAATAACTTATCTCAATACGTTAAAAGGCTCGACAAACGAGGGGGAAAAAGCCCTTGGGGAGTTTAGAAATAAACTTATTGATTCTGCGACAACTATAGCAAAAGTAACGGAATATCTGAAAGAGCTTAAAGGCGAAATGGGCGCATTAGCCTCCGCGGCGCAAAACTCCAACTTTGAATCAATGAAGAGATCGTTGGAGCAACAAAAAATAGCTTTAACGCAAGGTGCAGCGGCTGCTAAACAATATGCTATCGAACACGCAAATCTAAATGACGAGCAGAAAGAAATACTGGTCGCTATGAGCAATGAGAATGCGAAATTAGAAGAGCAGAAGAAGGCGAGAGAAAAAGCGGCAAAAGCGGCGGAAAGTGAGGGTAAAAAATCGGAAAATGCGCATAGACAGGTCGCAGAACAGCTTGTAAGACTTGAAGAGCAATACCGCGTTACGCAAGCGAGACAGCAAGGCTTTAATATTGAAGCTGTCAAGATGGAAGCTAGAATGCGACTTGGTGCGGCGGCTACTGAGGCGCAAAAGAAAAAAGTCGAAGAATTAGCCGTAGCTATGTATAGCCTCTCAACCGTTGCGAAAAACTTTGACGCGTTACAAGCACAACAATCTCCGGTTATTGCGTTAGATCAGCAGTATCAACAACAAATGCAACAATTAGAGGAGTATAAAACCCTATATCCTCAACATATTGCAGAAGCTGAGGCGGTTAGATCGTCCATTGAAGATCAGTATCGCAAACAAAGACTTGATGCACAGTGGGATGAATGGAAACAGTCTAGTGACGGCGCCAAAATGTTTGGCGATGCCGTAGAAGCAATGGCTCAGGGGGCTACAGGGGCGTTAGCCGGAATTATGAGTGGAACCATGAGTGCAAGAGAGGCTTTCCAGTCTTTGGCAAACGTTGTGTTAAATAGCGTGATTGGCTCGATCGTTGAAATGGGCATGGCGCAGGTTAAGTCAATGATTATGGGGCAAGCGGCAGCTAAGGCGGCAGTTGCTTCTCAGATGGCGGAAGCAGCAGTGTTAACAGCAGCATTTACACCGGCGGCCACAATGGTATCCCTTGCCACACAGGGCGCTAATGCGGTAGGAGCCCAAGCGGCGATAACAAGCACGGCGGCTGTTGCAAAAGCGGCGGCGATCACTGGAAGAAAAAACGGAGGTGCGGTTTCCGCCAACAAAATGTACCGGGTCGCCGAAAATGGACAGCCTGAACTTTACCAAGCTAAAAACGGCATGCAGTACATGATTCCAGGTAGTTCCGGTCGTGTATATAGCAATAAGGATATGCGAAATAGCACAGGTGGGCCACAAGGCGGCGTAACGGTGATTGTTAATCAAACAAATCATTTTGGCGAAAGTGAGAGCTCAGTTGGCAACGAGCAGAGTTTAGCTAAGCAGTTGAGTGACCAGATCAGGGGTGCGGTACGCACTGAGTTAACAGCGCAAATGCGCTCCGGCGGGATGTTATCTAGATAATGGAAAAGTTTACTTTTAAGGTTAACCTAAATTCGCCTGTTTCATACGAGCCAAACATTAAAAGCATTAAGTTTGGTAATGGATATGAGCAGGTAATACAAGACGGCATTAATCACAACCTTAGAAAATATCAAGGGCTAACTATTGCGGTCAATAAGGAGAAAGGTAGGGAAATTCTTGCCTTTTTAAATCGGCATGGTGGGTATAAGAAATTTCAGTGGGAATGCCCTACCGGAGAAACTATTTTTGTTCGTTGCAAAACGTGGACACATACTCCACATTGGGCGGTTGATGAATTTTCTTTGAATTTTGAAGAAGTTTTGTGATTGTTGGCGTAGATTAATTGGTTTTTGTGGATATAATGTAATCGCCAATTTTATTACGGAGATTAATTACATGGAAAAACTACTATCTATCGCCTTATTTTCTGTGATTTTGTCAGGCTGTGTTTACTCAAGCAATTACGAAAGCGGAACAAGAATTGATGAAGCGAAGGTGCAAGAAATTGTAAAGGGTAAAACCTCTGAACAGCAAATTGTACAATGGTTCGGTGAGCCACAGTTTAAAACAGTGTTAAATGACAAGGACACTAAGTACGTTTATACTCACACGGAATCATCCGCTTCAGCGCAAGCCTTTACCATGAACACAACTATGAGTTTAAAACAGACCACATTGGATATTCTTGTTCGTGATGGTGTTGTGTTGAATTTCGCATTGCAAAAGTCAGATATGGCACCCAAAATGACGCATAATACAAAACTTTAAATAGATTCTATTATTAAATTGACCGCACTTTGGAAACAGGGTGCGGTTTTTTATTGGAGCAAATAATGCCACAACTCATCAGCAATCAATTCAAACTCGACCTCGCCAAACTTGAACAAAATGCGCTCATTGAGTTGTTTGAAGTGGATTTACGAGGATTAAAAGATAATGACGGCATGAATGGTGAGTTATATCGCTTTTATGCTGGCACCAATGAAAAATCACAATCTATCGTATGGCAAGGCAAAACATTTGAGCCATTTGCTGTAAAAGCTGATGGCTTTGAAATGTCAGGTAATGGCCCAAGTAACCGTCCAACTCTCACGCTGGGAAATATTAACGGATTTATTACCGCACTTTGTAACCGCTTTGATCAGTGTTTGGGTGGGATTGTCAGACGCAGATTAGTCTATATGCACTATCTTGATGCGGTGAATTTTGCAAATGGCAATAAAAAGGCAGACCCAACGCAAGAGGCGTTAAGTTACTTTGTGATTGAGCAATTATCCTCATTAAATCGAGATATTGCTCAGTTTACACTGGCTTTGCCGTCTGAGACTGACAATGCATTAATTGGTGCAAGAATGATTACATCTACTTGCAGTTGGCTATATCGTAGCGTTGAGTGTGGCTATACAGGCAGAGCAGTTGCAGATGAAAAAGACCAACCAACCGCAGATCCTAAAAAGGATAAGTGCAGCGGATTATTGACTGGATGTAAATTGCGAAACAATACGCATAACTATGGTGGATTTGTCAGCGTTGATAAGTTGGGGTAACAATGGACGGCAAATTACATAACGAAATTATTACCTATTCAAAATCAAAAGAACCGCAAGAAAGTTGCGGTTTTGTTGTTTTAGTAGGTGGTGAAAAAGTCTTTACACCTTGCGAAAACGCATCAGAAGATAAAGAAAACCACTTTGAAATATCGCCAGAAGATTACATTGCAGCAAGTGAGAAAGGCGAGGTTTTAGCCTTAGTCCACTCACACCCACAAGGCGAGCCAAAACTATCACAAGCAGATTTACAAACACAACTTTATAGCCAGTTAGATTTTTGGTTAGTTTGCGATGAGCAAATCCATATTTTCCCGAAGATTCCATTTTTAATTGGTCGTGATTTTAAACACGGCGAAATGGATTGTTACACGATATTCCGAGACTTCTACCGTTTATCGGGCTACGAGATGCCTAATTTTGAACGTGAAGATTATTGGTGGGAAGAGGGTAAAAATCTCTACTTAGACAATATCGAGAAACAAGGATTTGAGCAAGTAAACGAACCACAAATAGGCGATGTTATCTTAATCAACATCGGAGCTGATGTACCCAATCATGCGGCAATTTATGTCGGTAATCAAATGGTACTCCATCATGCGCCAAAACGTTTATCTAAGCGTGATTTGTATGATGGATATTGGCTTAAACACACTCATAGTATTTGGAGATATAACGCATGGTCAACGTTAGATTTTACGGTAGCCTTAAACAGTTTGGATCTGAATTTAGGCTAGATTGCCAAACTACGGCAGAGATAGTCCAAGCCTTAACGAGCCAAATTCCTAAATTGCGCCAATTCATTCAGCAAGGATTGTTTACCGTACGAGTAGGGCGAGACTACTTTGATAATCGCTATCTCGAGCAAGGACTGAGTCACAAACTAAAAGATGATGCAACAGTCCATTTTACACCTGTTTTAAAAGGCTCAAAACGTGGTGGATTGTTTGGCGTGATTGCGGGTGTCGCAATTATTGCTGGTGCAATCGCTTTAGGCCCGCTTGGATTTGGTCTGCTTAGCACCAATACCGCTTGGATAGTTGGTGCGGTGGGGGCATCTCTATTATTGGGTGGAGTAGCACAGATGCTCACAAAAATGCCAGAAATGAAAATGGGCACTGAAAAAGAAAAGAAACAATCTACGGCATTTTCGAACCTGTCGAATATGACAGCGCAAGGAAAGCCTATTCCATTGGCGTATGGGAGAATGAGAGTAGGCTCTCTCATCATATCTCAGGGTGTAGAAACGATGGATACTGAAATTTAAGGGGTTTTCAATGGGTAAAGGTGGCGGCGGTGGCGGTCATACGCCAATCGAGGCAAAAGAGAGCGGAAGAAGTAAGCAACTTGTCAAAATTGTTGAAGTAATTTCAGAGGGTGAGGTTTATGGTTTAGCCGATGGAATGAAATCCATCTATTTTGACAAAACGCCAGTACAAAACAAAGACGGCTCTTATAATTTTAAAAATGTGCAAGTAGAGGGGCGTGTAGGCGGTCAAGTACAGGATTTAATGGAAGGGTTTAACACCTCAGAAAAAGAGGTAGGTGTTGGCACTGTAGTTAAAAAAAATCTACCGATTACAAGAACCGTGACCGATGCCAAAGTATCTCGATTACGTTTGACTATCGGTGTTCAATCGCTTTTTAAGCAAGAGGATAATGGTGATACTAATGGGGCATCCGTAAACTTTATCATTACTATTGGC